GAATTGTCCCTCCAAAGCCGGCGGCTCTAGCCAATCCATCGCCAATGTTCATTGCATATGTAAATTGATATCTAGGAAATTTTAAATTAACTCCAGTTGGGCCGGTTTTTCTATCTCCTTTATGATCAAATGTGCCTGTTGTGGCCCCCAATACACTAGAAAGAACATTTTTTCCATGATGCAGATTGAAAATATAAGAATATTCTAATACTGCCTCCTCATATGCTGCATATACGTTTGCAGGGGTCAATTCAATGTCTATTACGTCTCCACCAAGTTTTTTATATACGTAACTAACTTGCAAGGAGGCACCACTCAAGAAATCTGTTGAACCGGTATAAATTCCAAAAGGAACGGCGGCAGCTACCAAAGCTGCGCTTCCTGTTGAAGTTAAGATCACAGCGCTCTGTGTGGACTTAGGAGATAAATTCGTTGGCATTATCGAGTTTCCTTAATTATTCATTAAATAAATAGTGTTTTATAAAACAAAACCCCCAGATATAATAAAACGAAAATCTCAAAAAATTGGCGGCGAAAAAATTTGAGGGATCGTCATTTTTGATTATTAATCTCAAAATAAAAAACCCCGCCCCTTAAAAGGCGAGGTCTTATTAAATAAGGGCCTTTAGCTTTAGCTTTTGGCGTCCTTAGCTTTAGGTGCTGCCTTTTTGGCCACTCCCTTAGCTTTAGGTGCTGCCTTTTTAGGGGCGGGCTTAGCTTTAGGTGCGGGAGTTGCTTCAACCCATGTTCTTTTGTATGTACGTTGCACAAGACCATTGACCGTCTTTTCTTCAACAAGCTCTCGTTTTTCAATTCTGCGTTTTTTAGCCATTTTATTCTCCATATATATGACACAGTAAATAGTTTAAAAAAAAAGAAAAACCCCAACTTTTAAGAAGGGGCTTTTACAGTAATTAAAGATAAATCATCTTTCCATGCAGCATCTGACATAATCAACGTGCATGGTGTCACTATCACCTGTTTGCTGAATAAACTCAATGTGAGGACATAACAAAGTGCCATCGTTTGGAACAGTCGTTGCAGAGGAATGAGACAATGAGCCATTAATATAGTAATGAGCTTGACTACCATCCCAATGAAAAGCCAAAACAGCCCAAGTAGCATCTGCAGCAGATGTGCTAGATTGAGTAACTGTCTCGCCATCATTCGTGGCGGCGATTGAAGCAAAAGTAACAGCCGCTTGACCGTCAATTATTTGCCAACCAATACCATCAGCCAATCCACCATCTAAAATGGAAGTATCTACTGTTGCATCGGATCCATTACTAGCAAGTCCAATAAAAAAACCAGACGCATCAACATCGCTAAGTTTAAGACGAGTTTCAAACCAAATCTTTCTTGAACTTGAGGCATCTAAGACCATTGGATTGTTCACTGCGAACAATCTTGCTACGTCATCGTCAGCTGTACCAGCTAGCAATTTAACGGCGCCGCCTACCACTGTATTATCAAGCAAAACAGATGGCGACGTTCCGCCGGCGGTAACATCCCAAACGGCGCCGCAAAGACCAGAGGCAGCGTGAGCTAACACGAAGTCATCATCCTTCGCCAAATCAGTAACACCAGACACAGCGGTAAAATCGTCAAAAAGACCATAGTATTTAGACGGCTGCAGTTCAAATGCGGGCATATCAAACCCACGCTTACCAGATCTAGAGCCGGCTGTATCAGCTGCAAGTGCGTTCATTCTTTTAAGAACGGTTTCAAGGCGCTTGGCGCCTAATCTTCTATTTCCCATTTTTTATTTTCTCCTTTTTAATGGTTATTGCAATAACTTGATTTTACTCAATGATTCTATTCCAGCCACTTCGAAATAGAGCCTTTCTGTGGGCAGTGGCCCCGCCCAAAGGAGAATAATCACAAGTTACTAATAAATAGCACCAACAAATAGAAAACTCCCACCTATAATAATTTAGGTGGGAGTTTAAGTATCTAACTTAGTTAAACTTGTCTATTATAGACCAGCCTCACCAATGAGTCCGCGTACAATGACCAAGCCATACATATCAGGACGAACCATCTTCTTTGCATAACGAGTCATGACACCCTTTCTCGGCACGAAGTCTTCAGGGCCGAAGATCGTGGGCGTAGTCTGTAGTGGCACATAAGGTGCGTATACATATCCACTCTCTAGGAAACTAGAGCCTCGGCGTCCTACCAGGACAACGTTGCGAAGGAAGTAAGGATCAACGATAACGTCGAACTTCTTGCTCAGCGAGCCGACCTTGACAGCACCGACAGAACCCTTGTCTTCATCAGCAGTAACGCTTGCTCGGAACCCAGCGGTAAACTCAAGGATGTTAGCAACTTCAGGGCTTACGACCAAGAAGTTAGCTCCACCCCGCAGAGTCTTGCGGTGAATCTGAGCAGAAACATCGTTGATTGTCTCAACGAGAGTTTCATACCACTCTGAAACCGTACCAGTGAAGTCGGGAGCAGCAGAGCTAGCGCCAACTTCAGCGCCAGTTACACGGTTCACGAAAAGACCAGGAGAACGTGCCCAGTAGTACGTACCAGCGGTTGCACCGTTTACGAGGTCCGCAAGGATCTCACGGTCAATCTCAAGAGCAATTTGCTCAGAGAGAATGCTAGTAAGCTCGACTTCGGCGTCAAGATTGTGATAGGCATTAAGATCCTGTCCCAATTCTGGCGTCCACTTAGCCTTGAGCTTCTTGGTCTGTGCGGTAACAGCAATACTATCCACTTTGATGTCGATCTCAGGGATCTCACCAACGCCTTCAAGTCCCCAGGAAGTAGCACCGATAACCGCACCAAGTGCAGATGCAGTTGTAAGCTTGTCCAAGAGAGGATAGCTAAACTCACCAGCAGCAACACCAACAGTACTGCCATTGGTTGTGCTTGTATCACCAGCAGTTAAAGAACCGCCAGCCATTACCAAGACAACTCTAAGAGCTTTTTTGGTGGTTGCAGCTTCAGTAGCGGTGACTCGGGTTGTCAAACGACGAATCTGCGCCTGGAAATCAGCACCAGCAGCGTCAACAACAGCGTCCAATGTGCCAAGGCCTGTGCTACTAATTACAAAAGCTGCAAGGTTATCGAAGTCCATGAAATCAACACCGCGTGCATCAGCAATATCTTCTTCTTCAAAATCAACAACACAGACACCAATCGAAGAATCGGTAGATGCAAGCAGATCAGCATCATAATGAATAAGCTTTTTGTTAGTCTCTGTAACGGCGCCATCGAGCAGGAAAGCAGCCTTAACTCCAAGCTCAGTGCTAGTGAGAGCAGCATCGTTGCTTCCAGTTGGGGATGAATACGCATAACCACGGGCACCCGCTGTGCGAGGACCACCGAAATCTTCGGCATATGTGGTGCCAACGAGATCTACACCGCCTGTGATTTCACTACCGACCTGATTCGTACCATAAATGGACTTGTCAACAGTATTGCCGCCTCTGGCAGCCAAAGTTGAGCTAGGACCAATATCTGGCGAGAACACGAAGTCCAGGAAGAAGATGAGTCCACTTGGGAGGCTCATCGGCTGAACACTAACGAGATCGTTGGCGATCAATCCTGCAAAAACACGTCGGACGATGGGGAACGCGACGGCTGCAAAGCCTTCGACATCACCAGCGGCCATAGAAGAACTCTCACGAAGAAGTTCCTTCGCCTGGTTCTCAAGCAAGCGAGCCATTGTTTGGCGCTTGCTCTCAGTTTCTAGACCTTCAAGAAGTCCAGTTCTTTCCCATTTATTTAACAATGCGCTGCCTTCGGCGCGCAAATCACGATTAACGATACCCTCAGTTAATCTTTCCATAATACCAGCCATAATTTAATACCTCCTTTAATTAGTTTTTAATTCCGGCTAACTTTTTCATTCTATCCAAGAATGGATCAGTTGGTTGTGCTTCTCTACGAGATGCACGAATAATTGAGGATGGACGATTGATTGCTTCGCTCAACGATTGTGGAGCACGTTTAGTTTGTGCTGGCGCTGCGCGTTCAAGCGTTTCAAATATTGTCCTTGCCTCCATAACTGAACCAGCATTGGAAATAGCTTCGGCAATCTTATCTTTTTGCCGCTCATTTAGGGAGGTATTTCTCAAAACACGGTTCGTGTAAAGCAAGCGTGCGTTAGAGACATTAACCTCTTGCAAGGTACCTTTTATCTCATTAACAACCTGCTTATATTTTTTATTGCTCTTTTTGAGTTGCTTATTTTCAAAAACCAACTCTTCTTGAGCTTTCTTTAAATCTTTTAATTCTTCTTCGACATCGGTGCTGCGACGGTGGGCCATTTCTTTTTCCATCTGATGTTTCATGTCTTCATCAGAGCGGCCCGCCCAGCCAGCTAAATCGGCGCCCATATCCACGGTGAGCTTTTCCATAATATTATCAATAAGTTCTTGGGATACTTCAATTTCTTCATTGGTGCCGCCAAAATCAGAATCTTTATCTTCTTCTTCTTGAGCTTCTTCTTCAGAGCCCTCTTCATCTTCCGAAAGCATCGCGAGGATATCTTCTTCGTTTAATTCTACTTCTTCCTCGTATACATCGCCATCGTCGCCATCGTTGTCGCCATCATCGTCATCGTCGTCGTCCTCAGTTTGAAGAGCTTTAACAGCTTCATGTAATGCGTCT